TCCTTCCTTTGTTGCCCATTGTCCGTTTCCGAATTTTAATGTATTACTCATATCTATTTAATTGTATAATTTTGTCCTGCTGCCATTTCTAAAAATGACTCCCAAGATGTTAATTCTTCTATTTCGCTATCTGTTAATGCTGAATTGTAGTACTGTACTTGTTTAGTTTTTCCATAGAAATTATTGTTATTATCAATTCTATCGAAATTTAATGAATTAAGAATATTAGCATCAAACATATCACTTGGAACTTCTGTATCTACTAAAAAACCATTGTAATAAAAATCAACAGAAGAAGTATTATATTTTACTGCTATTTTATTATAATCTGTTTTTATAGTATTTAAGTATTCAAGGTTAAATACTGTTGTCCCATTTTTAGAACCGAATATTTGTACTCTGTTTTCTGTTGAATGATATGTTATACTTATTCTGTTATCTGTACTACCATCAGACAAACCAATTATCCTAATATCTTCTCCCTCTACAAGAGTAGCAGAATCAACAAACAAAACACCCTCTGAATCATTAAACGTATCTGAAGTACCTGCACTATTACATACATCTGCTAGTCTAGTTGCTGTAGCTCCGTTGGTGGGAATATATGAGGTTGGAAAAGAACCTTGTTCTATTTGTGCTCCGTAGATGTAGACACCAGAAGTTCCATCTCCTACTTGTAGGCTTTGCGAATTACTACCAGATATAATGAAAAAAACACTTGTTGTAACACTTGGTTTTGAAACAGAGCATTTATACCAACCATTACCATAATCTTCTATTTTAGCAACAACTGTAGTTCCAACTGCGCTAAAAGTTCCGTTTGACAAATCAAACCAAGCACCTCGTGAATTATTACCATCCTCTATTCTTAAATTGTCATATTCTCCTTTTTTAGCAAAAACGCTTAAACTATAATCTATTCCGCTTGTAGCTGATGGTATTGTGCGAATGTATTTATTTACAGATGCAGTAGAATTATTTATTAATTTAAAAGCGTTTAAATCTCCACTTGGAGAAGCAAATCCACTCGTTAGACTTACATTAGTATTTGTCCAATCAGAATTACTAAAATCCTCGCTATAAGTTACCAAATTAGTACTCTGTGGCTCTAATAATAAACTAGGACAAGAACCATCTGAGTAGTCCAGTCTAGGTGTATCTCCTGTTGTAGTTTCTATTAGACCATCTTTATTTACTCTTGTTGCATTAGAGCCTCTAGAGAACGTAAAGTCTCCATCTCCATTGCTAGGAAGTACACTATATACTTTCCCATCTTTATACCCTGAAGGTATCATTGCTAAACTTGGTATTGCCATTTTTATTTATTTTATAAGTTTAAATTAGATTCAACACATTCTATAGCCTCTATAATTCCTCCATCATCTAAAACTCTTTGTCTATATTGAGAAACAGTAGGAGATAAAGTCTCTGCGTAGTCGTAGTAAATACCACCCCAACCATTCTTCACTGGACTACCCCACCAACTAACTGGATATATTTCGTTTGCCATCTTTCTTTATTGTTTGTTTATTAATTTTATTATAAAAAGCTTCTAGCTTAATTATATTCTTTACTTTTGTTTTATATTTTGCCTTCACACTCATTATAGTACAAAACTTGAAAAGCTATCTGCATCCTTATCAGGGTACATATCTCCATTACTATTACTATTATATTCTGGAAACTTCTGACTATTGAAGCAGATATAATCTATAAATCTTTTAGTATAGAACTCAGCTCTATCTGTAATCTTACTTTGCATTCTATCTACATCCCTAAAGTCTACTGTATCTGACTCTTGTCCTCTATGCTTGTTTATACCTCCATTATCTATTTTAAACATAGCAAATGGTAAGTACTCTAGTTGAGTGAACCAGATTAGCATAGGTTTAATATAAACGTCTCTAAGAGCTTTATAATCACTATTAGCAGGTAAGTCTATATCTCCTGATATAATTAAGTCCTGTAGCTTATCATATAGTTTACCACCTAAATAGTTTTGGATATGCATATCTTGTGCTACCTCAATTTGATGAATTAGCTTATCTGCATCTGTATTACCATCTATTATAGACTTAGCTTTTAAGTCTGCTATTGTTATGAATAATGCTTTCATAGTCCTAGTATATTTTTAATTTTACTTAATGTGCTTCTGTATGCTCCGTTGTCGTCTCTATCAATCATTCTCTCTCCCATCTCACTTGGATTGTTAGGCTCGCTTAAACCTTTCTCGTAAGCTGAATTAGGGTCTACTCTCTTATCTCCTTTTAGTTTAAATACTCTAAGTTCCCAGAAATGATGACAGTTCTTACCTCCCTTAAATTTTAGTAAACTATAGTTTTGACCATTATGCCCTAACTTACTATTTACTCCTCTAAAAGACATCATATTAATATCTTCTTTTCTAAATACTATATTCCTAGAAGTAAACGTTTCCATCTTCTTACAGAAATCTCTACTATTAGGATTACTTCTTACAGGCATATAAGCATATCTAATCTTGTAGATATCACTATCTTCTTTAGATGATTTATTACTAGACTTGATTTCAGCCATTTTAACGTCACTTAAGTCTTCTTCATATCTTTCACTATGAACAACTTCCCAATCATCGCTTAGAACCTCTCCTAGACCCTCTAATTGCTCTAGCATATCATCTCCTTGCTCTTCAGAAAAGTCTTCGTTAGATTGTGAAGATAATTTCTCTCCAGTTTCTTCTTCTTTTCTAATCTTAGTAGATATGTTATCTAGTTCTGTAAACTCGATAGGTTGTAATGTTACAAAGTATAAGTCTTGTACGATACCATTAAAGTCTAATATATCTTCTAAACAATATTTAATCTCATCTTGGAATGGTCTAATAATAACGTTATCCATTAATACAGATGCTGTTCTTAATTCTTCTGCATTGTTACCAAACCCTGTATTATCTTTAATACCTAATAAGATAGGAGATACAATACCGTGACCTAACATAATCTTTTCTCTAGCTTCATCAGATAAGAATTGATATTGAGCGTGAGCATCAGGTAAGTGTATAGCTTCTATATTCGCTTGTGTTTCAGAAGACTCGTTAAATGCAATGATTGTCTTACCACTATTAGAGCTACCTGCAAACTTATCATTAATCTTTCTTTCAATAGCACCTTGAGTTTCTTCGTTAGGAATACCATTGTTAAAGTTAATAAATAAACTAGGAGCTAAACCATTTTGTATATTAGATATATGGTAATTACTTACTTCACATTCTAAATCAGCATACTGTAAACAAGCTTGGTAATCAGGAGTAGAGTAGTAGTAAAACCCACTTCTATAAGGCTTAATTACATATATCTCTTCTCTTTGTGATTTACTTCCGTGTTTGAAACAAGGTATTCTTTTAGGCTTGTCACTAGGTTTAGCGTCAGACCACTTAGGATGATAGTAGTATGCTTGTATAATTCCTTTAGAGTTAGCTTTCTCAGCTCTTAAAGTCTCCATAGGAAAGTGAGATACTTTTAATATCTTAGTCTTGTTTCTATTGTAGGTAAGTTTAATTGCACCTTGTCCTAATTTCTTTCTATCTATTACTACCTTTTTGATTTCTCTAGGTCTTAATAGCTTTTTCATTCTTACATAATGTTCTGGTAACAACTCAGAGTTAGTAGATTCTATACCTCTACCAAATACCATATCAGCAATACCATTATTACATCTAGCGTTAGTTGGACTAGAAGTATCTAAGTCAATAAGTCTACCAAAGTAGTTATTATCGTCTCCCCAAGAAACCCAATCTCTATTGTGTACTTCTTTTACTTCTGGTGCTTCGTAAGATGATAAACTAAGTACCCTTACGTTTTGTTGATTTTTCTTATCTTCCATTATATAATATATGTGTTATCGTCTGTACTGCTATATGGTGTGTAATTAGTTTGAGATACAACGTGTTTAATACTATAGTCATTTTGACTTGTAGCGTAAACTTTATCTCTATATGCTAATGCACCATCTAAAGTAACCTCTATGAAATATGTTGAACCTTCAGATAGTATAGTGCTAGAGATGTTTAGGTCTGTAAAATTACCATTGCTAGATACATCTAAAGGTGTTACACTTTCAGACAATCCATCCCCATCTCTTCTTATCTTTAAAACAACAGAGCCACTACCTACTAATACCATTCTAGGCATAATAGATATAGTTTGAGTTGATGTGTTTGGTTGTAATATTATCATACTAAGATAACTATTTTTAATTATTTTGTTTTATAATAAAAAAAGCCTCACATAATGCAAGGCTTTAATTAGTATTTAAGGTATTCTTTATTATACTCCTTCAGTAACTGTAAATCCTACAGCAGAAATAGTATCTCCTAAGAAGTTAGCAGGTGCTTTCTCCATTCCTGAGAATGTTAAAGTATATCCACTCATATCTCCCATAGAAGCTCCAGATACGATAGTACCACCAGATACATCTAATCCGTGTTCTAAACCAGCAACAAATACGTTTCCGTTATTGTCTTCTACTAAAATAGTAGGACTTCCGAAAGCTAATAACTTAACTGTCTTATGGTCTTCTTTGGTTAATTTAGTTAATTGAAGCTCTAAAACTTGTTCGAAAGTAGTAGTTCCATTCTCACGAGAAGAAGTAATGTTCTCCGTATAAGTAGAAGCTCCTTTGATGTCAAACTTGTATGCAGAAGGTGTTCCTGCAACAGCATCAATAACATCTGTGTCGGTAGAATCATAGGTAACAGCACCTAAGTCTCCTTTGTTAACGAAATAAACAGCGTTTAATCCACCAACTGAATCTTTACAAGGCTCTAAACGACCTCTTGAAATATCACAACTCATTATATTTATATTTTTAAAGTTAATAAAAAAGGGTAAGCAGATTAACTACCTACCCTTTTTAGTTTATATTATACTAATCTTAGTTAGCAGCGTTAACGATTCCGTAAGTTACGATATCTTCAACAATTCCATACTGTACACCAGCAGTAAACCTCATAATGATTCTTACATTTTGTGAACCATCTAAGTCAGCCATATCTAAAATCTTAACTTCGTTTTGGTCAGACATTAATCCTGTACCGAAATGTAAGTTATCTTTAGTAGTAGCAATCATAGTATCAGAAGCAAGTCCGTTAGCCATAAAGATTTTTACACCATCAAAGCTCTCGATATTGATATTCTGATTGTTTCCTTTATCTTGGAAACCAGCAGCTCCTTGACCTCCAGATTGGAAACCACCTAAAGCTCTCTTGTAAGCTCTAAATACGTTTTGAGCAACATAAATCATTAAGTCATCTCTTCCGTATAAAGCAGCAGGAATAGCATCTACAACTTTTCCTAATTCAGCTACAACGTTAGAAGCATCTACAGAAGTACCAGCAACTTCGTTTGCAGCAGGTAAATCAGCATCAGCAGCTAATAAAGTAGAAAAACCATCATACTCTCCAGCAGTAGCGTTAGCTCCTCTCCATACATTGATTTCTTGTTTCTGTGCTACCTTAGCAGCAACGTGACCGATTAAATAGTCTTGGAAAGAAGAAGGTAAGTTATCGAAAGCAGAATATCCCATTGAGATAGCATCCCAGTCAGAACGGAAATCTTTCTTACATAATTCTAAGTTTACTTGAAATTCTTCTGGTTGAAGGATTCTTTCAGTAAGTGTTAATGTAGAAGTGTCAGCGAAATCACAAGTACCATCTTTTACGATACCGTCTAATTCTAATCTTTTTACAACTTCTTTAAATTTAACGTTTGGTCTAATAGTTAAACCTCCGTTAGCGATTGTGTTACCAGCTAATAAAGCTGCCGAGATGTATTTCCCAGCACTTTCTCCAGCATAGGTAGTAGTAATACTTGTACTTGTTGCCATAATTTTAGCGAATTTTAAATTTAATTTAATTAATTATTAATCATTGACCACACTCGTTCGGCAGCAGTCATTCCTTTATTGTTAAAATTTTTCTGTCTAGTCTCAGTTACACTCTCAGGAGAATGTACTACTTCTTCTTCTACTTCTTCAGAAAGCTCTACAGCTTCTTTTTCTTCAGCAGATAATTTAGCAGGAACATCAGCCTCAGCATAATCAGATTTGTCTTCCATCATTGCTTTAATCATAGATAACAATTCTTGTTTAACTTGAGATAGTTCTTCTTGTGTTGCAAAGTTCATTTGAACTGGTGCTTCTACTGCAGGTGCAGCTTCTTTCTTAGGCTCTTCTTTTTCTTCAGCTAATTCAACTGTTTCTTCAATTACCTCTTCTTTAGTTTCTTCTGTAGATAATTCTACTTCTTCAACTTTTTCTTCGATAACTTCCTCAACAACTTCTTCTGTAGATAAGACAACCTCTTCTGTAGCCTCAACTTCTGTAGTAACTTCCTCTTTCGATAAACCTACTAATTCTTTGATGCTTGTAAGAATTTCTTTACTGTTCATAATTGATTGATTTTAATATATTAATATAACTATTTTTATTTTAACTGTTTTATTTTCAGGTATATAACACTAATAACCAGAGAGTTAACTTAATAACCCTCTGGCTTGTAGTTTGTTATGTTAATCCGTTAATATTTACCGTCTCTATATCATTAGATACCATACTATTAAGCTGTAGCTTAGTGTTGTTTTGGTCTTCAGGACCTGCTTGGTTTCGAATACCATTAGCATAAGAATCATAAGTACCGTCTCCCATCAGCCATACTTGAGTAGCACGATAGCAGGTTTCAGTACCAATAGCAAAGTTTCCAAAGTCTCCTGCTGTGTAATTAGGTCTAAATAGTTCGCCAACTTTGTAATCATCTAACCACTTTTTAGGGTCAGTTATCATAATCTCAATTTCAGCATCAGTAGGCATAGGTTGACCAATTCTTAATGTGGTTACTACCATAGAAGCTACTTTTCCGTGAAAGTTTCTGTTAGAACCTCTACCACCAATAGTAAAATCTCCTGTATAACTTCTATCCATTCTAGCCCCTATTGAACCCGCAGTCCAATCAGCTTCTGTACCTACATCATATACAGCACCCCAAGCAGTGGTGTCATTTGAACCCATAAGTCTAATATCAAAAGCAGCAGCCAAATTAGCAGCAGTAGCGTTAGCAGCACTTAATCTAGTACCATTAGAAGCTATATAAATTCCCCACCAATGACTAGCGTTTGAAACTCCACCAATATTGCCAATTAAACATTCATTAACCTCCCCTTGTCTACCCCATCCAAAGTACAAGTTACCATTAGTACCTGTCACTCTTAAATAGATATTATCATCAGTAGTACCAGCTCCTTCACCTTGATTCCAAATGTGTTGGTTGCTAGTAACATTCTTAGATTGAAATACTACTGCAGTAGCCCAAGGTCTAACACTACTACCATAAGCAGTATTACCTGCCGTAGTAGGTGGTGCAATGTTCGTAGCATAGTCATTCATCCTTAAAGGGTTTACTGTATAATAACTACCTACTTGTTTTAAGTGTTCATTACCACCATTAAAATCTAAAGCTTTAGTCCAAGGTGTATCGTTAGTTTGAACTGGAGCTACATCAGTAGCTTGTATATCAAAAGTACCTACAGAGCTACCATAAGAGTTTGCTCTTGTTACAGTTACCGTATAAATAGTGTCTGCTCCTACATCAGCTAAAGTACCTTGAATAACAGAGTAGTTATCATACACTAAACCACTTCCACTAGGACTAATAGATACACTTGTAGACCAAGATGCACCTGCGGGAGTTACTTGAATATTTACAGCAGTGCCTTCTTCTTGAGAAATGTCTAAAATGCTAAATTGAGGTGGAGTTAAATCAGAGTTAGTTAAAGATGTTACTTCAGTCCAATTAATAGCGTTACCCATAAATGTTTGAGCATTAGTAGGAACAACTGTAGCAGTCATAGTACTATTTGTATCTGGCATATACCAAGTTGTGTTAGTAGGGTCATCATCATAAGTATGCGTATGACTTGTACCCGTACCACCTTCTTGTAAGTCATAATAATTAGCTTCCTCTTCAGTAGCAAATACAGGATAGTTATACACTCCATCAGGACTTTCAATATATCTGAAATTCATAGTAGGTGCTAAGTCTTCTAGTTCGTGAATCTTAGGCAGCCCTACTAATCTTACTGTAGTATCTCCAAACTTAATACCTAAATGATATTCGTTACCATTTGGCACAGGATAAGATGTTCTTGCCATAGGTATAAATAAACCTTCAGAAGCATCGTAATAAGCTATCTCTATAAAGTTGTTAGCGTCAATACCTACCTTTATCTTAGTAGGATTTCCTGCAATCCAATCCGCTCCTTCATCACTTTGTGGGAAACTACTCCACCCACTACGCATAGAGTAACTTGTGTTAGCTCCGTAGTTAGTCCAAGAACCATTAGGAGAAGGATGAAACCAATGTGAGAATTGATATCCGTAGTGACCACTATTAAGCCCATTACAGAATGTAGAAGGGTCTGCGTAAGTTGAGTTACCATTATAATCTCCATTAGCGTAGTCAGCATCACTAGGCACTAAACCAAATCCAATCATACCTTCATTTCTAATATCGAATGTGAAGTATTCTCCTGCTTGATTAATCGTCTCTGGTGTTTTATACCCACCTGCATTGTAGCCTGCCGTAGTAGAACCATATTCATCAGTACCTGTTTCAATAGCAGTACCTTGAGCGGCAGTTAATTCGGTTGTTGCTACACCGTCTACATCAGCTACCATAGTTGAGTAAGGGTCAGATATTACTACAGATTCAAATGCACCTACAGTATATAACTCATTTAACGTATTTATAACGTCATTTAAGCCTCCTGAGACACTATCTCCATTTACAGTTACATTTGTATGGTCTAACTTAATCCAATGCTTTAAATCGCCTTGTATTGACTTTATAGTTATTAAACCGTCTCCAGTATCTACAGCTTTGATTGTATTCACACCATAAGCATATCCATTATCTAACATAATAGAAGTAGAAGTAGCATCTAGTTTAAAGTCTATTACTTCTCCTGTTAAATCATTATCATTCTGAGGCACAACTATATTCTCTAATTTAGCTTCTAATAAATAGCTTCTTAGGTATTGTTGATTCTTATATCCTAATTCTTTAGCAATAAACTCTATTGAATCTACAGTTGCAGAAGAGTTAGTTCCTAATGCCATTGTATAAATAGCATCGTTAGAAATATCTGGAGCAGTAGAAAGTAAAGTACTAAAAGAATCTAAAGATAATTGTACTCTTGTTAATTCAGGATGTACAGAAGGGTCTTCTCCCCAATACACTATAACTTCTTGATTAACAGCAATTCCTGTAAAGTCTCCAATATAAGAATATCTACTTCTAAACCAAAATGCATCAAATCCATCTCCTTTAGGTGTAGTATATAAACTCATAAAAGGACTATCACTACCCATAGCAGTTAATACCTTTATTCTAGCATAACCACCTTGCAAAGTAGCTTTATTCATTTGATAACCTGCATTCTCATTACCTAAGAAATACCAGTTAATCTTTTTTCCTGCTTCATCATTCTTAAAATACCAACCATCTTCAGCACCATTAGGCTCTTCTAATCCTTGAGAACCATCAGCATATACGGCAGCATTATTATTTAATAATACAGAAGTACTATCATATTCTATTAAAGCACCTGCATAAGGCTTACGTTGCCAATCAGTGCCATCAAATATAACTTCATCTCCGTTTATAAAATCTACATCTCCACTACCTAAATCGTGTGTTCCGTTAGATATTACATTGTAAAAGTCTCCATTAGCCACACCGCTTACATCAGTAGTTATATCAGGAGTGTTAGTATCAGGATTCCATATACCTTTATAGCTTACACCAGTACCTATAGTTACATTACCTTTTAAAGTAACATAATCAGCTACCTCTTGAGCGTTAGCAAAAGAATTACTATCTTCATCTAAAAACTCAGTATAAGGTATATTAAAGAACTCGTATTGAGTAACACCTGATTGTGAAGTTGTTATGTCATTTACTATGTTTACTAACGTGCTATTTTGAGCATCTACTTGACCACTTAAACAAGCGTTCCAGTGTGTAGGGTTACTAGAACCATAAAAGTTTATACAGTTTCCCTGTTCGTTTCTTGCTATTCTTATTGCCATATTATTATCTTATTATAGTGGTTAAAAGTCCTAAAGGTTGAATTATTACAGGGTTATCTGATTTTATTGCTGGAAGTGTTAAAGCATTGACATCTTCGTTAGAAGTTATCCAAGCAGAAATCTCTACCCTATTTAAATATGTATTACCTACAGTACCACCACCATAAAATATAGGTTGTGTAGTAAGAGGAAACGTAAATGTAATATTATCACTATCATCTCTGTTAGAATACCATAAAGCAGGTTCTACAGTTGTATTGGCTATTTGAGGTATGATATTAAAATCAAAACGCACTCTTAATTGGTCTCCGTATTTTAAGTCGTTTAATTTAATTCTACCTGTACTTCCTTCAAAACCTGTTCCTGAACTAGCTGGATAAGCTGTATCATAGTCAAAATCATAATCAAATAAAGTACTAACACCATCTGGTAAATTAGCACCTTGAAACAAACCAATACCTGAAACACCACTTGGTGTTGGTATAGACCAATAAGGGTTATCTACTGCATCGTGTACTGTTCTACTTAGGGATAATACTTTATAAGCACCTGCGTTAACATCTGCTTGAGTATAGTTTATACCTGCTCCTGATTGCCATACAAAGTTATTAGATGTAGGTTTATCAGCAAAAGCTCCTGTATGAGAATAACCTGATTGACCTCCAGCACCATCTGTGCTAACCCATTCAGTTCCGTTCCAGAACTTGTTTACTTTTTCATCAGTGTCGTAAACAATAACACTTTCTTCTGGCTTTAATAATGCTATCTCAGCAGACGTATGTCTATCTGGTCTAACATTAAAGCTTGTGTTTTTAATCATAAAATTTAGTTTAATTATTAATAGTTCTTGTTGTATCTATGTTTGTAACATTACCCTCTTGTGAGGTCTTTACAGAAGCAGTATGTGTTTCTACTCTTTCAGTATCTTGATTAACAATATTAGATACGTGGTTAT